GAGCTCCTAAAACTTCTATTGGTTCAATTGGTGATTACGCAATCAACACAACTCATGTTACCAACAAAACATATTACAAAACAGCGGCCAATGCCTGGATCCAAGTAGGATCAGTGGCGTGGTACACTCTACACGGATCAGCAGTTTTACACCAACAGTCGGCTCACACAGACAGACCACTTTGGAAGTCCACAGAGCAAGATGCGGCAACAGGTTCTATCTGGTTTAAAACTACAACTCCAAATTCTGGAGCGAATGTTGCAGTTAAACTTTATGCATCTTCTACAAAATCATGGAACACTGTTAGTGCTCCGTTGTATGCAACCAACCATGCGGCAATCTACGGATTAGATGCAGTCAATGGTGGAACTAGTCTATCAACTGGTGCTTTATACACACAGTACAACGTAACAGAAGATTCAGTTAAAGATAGAGCAAGCGATACTTCCAGAGCTCTACAAGATTTCCAAATCTTTAGATTCGAAGGTGGTGCTACAACAATCACTTCAAACACTACTTCACCGACTGTTACTTCTGGTCACTCATTTAAAATCCAAGAAACTGTTAAAGCTTCTGGAGCATTGAGTGCGGCTGTTACAGTTACACTAGGCGGCACAGATGCAGATGCATTTGTTACAGCAGTATCTGCGGCAGGATTAACAAACGTGAGTGCAACCAAACTTTCCACAGGTGCAATACAAATGACACACGCACTAGGCGGAGAATTTAGAATGTGGCAAGTCACAGGAACTGCTCTTGATGATGCAGGTTTTGGTGTTGCAAACGGTCATGCATACGGAACATACACAGCAAACTCCACTACACTCGTGGACAACTTGTACGATGCTCCTGCAGGCTACACAGAAGATTCTACAACTCCAGCAGATGTAATTGCATCTAACTGGAAAAGATTATCTTACACTGCTTCTGTAAGTGCACCAGCCAACGAACCCACAGACGGTACGTTATGGTACAACACAAATTTAGAAGCGGACATTTTAGCTCATGATGGAACTAAATGGGACGGATATGTAAATGTTTATGCATCCACAGATCCAAATGGTCCTCAATTCTCAGCAACTAAACCTACCACACAATCAGATGGTACAGCTCTTGTTGCAAACGACTTATGGATTGACACAAGTGATTTAGAAAACTTTCCAAAAATTTACAAATACGATACTGCATTAACTGATGGTGCTGACTTTGTGTTGGTTGACAACACAGACCAAACCACAGAAAATGGTATTGTGTTTGCTGATGCTAGATCTACAACAGCGGCGGCGAAAGCAGATTCATCTTCAACAGGCGGAGCTCCAACTGACAGTTCTATTGTTGCTTTATTAAGTGATGATTTTGTTGACCCAGATGCTCCAAATCCAGCACTTTATCCTCAATCAATATTGTTATTCAACACAAGAAGATCCGGATACAATGTAAAAGAATACAGAAATTCATACATTACAACAACTGCTTATCCAGGTTCAGGAAGCACAGGCAAAGGAAACGTTCGATACAACAACGAATCAGTTGCTACATACTTCCCAGACAGATGGGTGACTAAAAATGCTAACAACGCAGATGGTTCAGGCACTTTTGGAAGAAAAGCAGTGAGAAAAGTGATCACAGCACAGCTTAAATCAGAGATTAACACCAACCAAGCAATCAGAGAAGACCAAAGAGGCTTTAACGTAATTGCCGCTCCTGGATATCCAGAAGTTATCTCAGAAATGGTTAACCTAAATACTGACAGAAACAGCACAGCATTTGTTGTAGGAGACACTCCATTTAGACTAGCGAGCACTTCTACTGAAATTACAAACTGGGCAAACAATACAGCAGGCGCATCAGAAAATGGCGAAAGCGGCATTGTAACAAGTTCAGATTATCTTGGCGTGTTTTATCCATCAGGTAAAACTACAGACAACGCAGGTAACAATGTGGTAGTACCAGCATCTCACATGATGTTGAGAACACTGGCTAACAACGACAACATTGGTTACCCTTGGTTTGCACCGGCTGGTACAAGAAGAGGTATTGTTGATAATGCAACAGCAGTAGGATATGTACAAGCATCAACAGGTGAATTCCAGACTATCTCTTTAACAGAAGGCACAAGAGATGCAATGCACACAGCAAAAATTAACCCAATCACTTTCTTCTCAGGAGCAGGTATTGTGAACTTTGGTAACTTAACCAAAACCAGCACATCATCAGCACTAGACAGAATCAACGTATCAAGATTAACAGTGTTTCTAAGATCACAATTAGATGCTATTGCTAAACCGTTTATTTTTGAACCGAATGATACTTTGACTAGAAATGAGATCCGAGGAGCAATTGAATCTTTCTTATTAGGTCTAGTAGGACAAAGAGCATTATATGACTTCTTAGTAGTGTGTGATGAGACGAACAACACAGCAACTAGAATTGATAGAAATGAACTGTATGTGGATATTGCAATTGAACCAGTTAAATCGGTTGAATTCATTTACATACCTTTAAGAATCAAAAACACAGGGGAGATAGCGAACCTAGGCAACTAATCCTCGGTAAGTAAAGGAGCAATATGGCAATTTCAACACTTTCAAAATTTACAGTACCATTAGCAAACGATCAAAGTTCAGCATCACAAGGTTTATTGATGCCAAAACTTCAGTATAGATTTAGAGTTGTACTGGAGAACTTTGGTGTATCCACACCTCGATCAGAACTTACTAAACAGGTAATGGATGTGACTCGACCAAACTTAACTTTTGATGATATCACACTAGATGTGTACAACTCAAAAGTATATCTACCAGGCAAACACACCTGGGAAGCCATCACTATTAACCTTAGAGATGATGTTAACAACTCAGTTTCTAAACTGGTGGGCGAACAGGTTCAAAAACAATTTGATTTCTTTGAACAAGCCAGTGCCGCATCAGGCATTGATTACAAATTTACAACACGTATTGAGATGTTGGACGGTGGTAATGGAGCCACAGCACCAGGTATATTAGAAACTTGGGAATTGTACGGTTCTTACGTACAATCTGTGAACTACAACTCACTGGCATATGCAACTTCAGAGGTAGCAACCATCACTCTGTCTATCAAATACGACAATGCTATCCAAACACCACAAGGTACAGGTATTGGAAGTGCTGTTACAAGAACAATAGGTACACTATCCACAGGCGGTGGTATCTAATTTCGATAACATTTAAAAGTAAAAGAAGCGCCTTTAACGGCGCTTTTTTTATGGCCATAAATATGATGTATGCCAAGTATTAATAATTTTTTATCAGGGTTCTCAGACGGTCTTCCAGGCATGAAAGACTATGCTCATGCATCGAGATTGTACGTAGACGATAATTTCAAATTGATGCCCAAGCAGAAGTTCATGTTCCACGTGGTTATCAATGTGGACGACTCAAAATTTACAAGAGCATTAACATCCAGTGAAAAATACGAACTCAATATGCTGGTTCGTTCTTGTACATTACCCAAATATAATTTCAATGTGGAAGAGAAAAATCAGTACAACAAGAAAGTGTACATACCGTCCAGGCTCACATACGAACCGGTGAACATCACGTTCCATGACGATCATGCAGACACTGTGAATGCATTCTGGAAAGCCTACTACGAGTACAACATACAAGATTCATTTGGTTTCAATCTATCTACTCCTGGTATGTCGGAAAAAGATGACTATTACAAGGCTAACAGAACAAAATCACAATATGGTCTTGATGGTGCACAAAAAAGTGGAGAACCTCTTATAAAAAGCATACAGATATTTGCTCTACACAAACAACAATTTACAAGTTTCACATTAGTTAATCCTGTTATTACAACATTTGCTCATGACGATTTGGATCAAACAGACGGAACAGGAATTATGGCCAACACCATGCAGATTGTTTATCAAACAGTGCTTTACGGTGCTGGCAAAATTGTAAGAAATGGAACACCTGCAGGATTTGCTACCATACACTATGATCTGTCACCATCACCATTGAGCGTGCTGGGCGGCGGAACTCAATCTATATTTGGAGCAGGTGGTATTGTGGATGGTATAGGATCTGTGTTGGGTGACATTCAAAATGGTAACTTTGGAGTGGGTACGATTCTAAAAGGTATCAACACCTACAACAATGCTAAAAAAATCAAAGCCAAAGATGCAGTTAAAGAAGAATTAAAAGGCATAGTCAAAGAGGGTGTGTTAGATATTGGCAAACAAGCAGGCACAAATACAAATCCTGTTGGAGAATTTTCTATAGGAAATGTTGCCACAGCCGCAGTACTTACTGGTGCTGGAGTTGCTGTTGCTCGAGGACTAACAGACAATGCAGATAATAAAAACAGGAACACAACTGTACAGAGCTATGTGATAGACACCGCTAACTATCTATCACCCACAGAAGCATACAATTTAATTAATTCTAATGCCACTTTAAAAGATCAAGTAGCCTCGAGCATTTATTATAAAATAATAGGTTCACGACAGGGCAATACTATTGCAGAGAGTGATATTAACTATGCCGCACTAACCACCAATCAAAAATTTGTATACCAATCTAGAGCACTCACAGATATTGCAAAATTGGTCACTGAGGGCTATATAAAAATTAACAGAAACTCTAAAGATGTTACTATTAATGTAGAAAGGGCAAATCTATAATGGCTGAATTTTATACTAATCTTCCACAAAAAAACAAAGACAATCTAGATAAAACGATAGATGCATTGACCAACACTCAATACACAGAAAAATTTGAATTCAATCAGAATGATCTAGATGCCGCAATTAGTTTTTTTGTAAAGAGTGGGTTTGACAGACAACCTGCTGAAGAAACAGCTTATGTAATTTTACAACAGGCTAAAATTGATTCCGTACCGTCACAGCAAATCATCGACAGCTTAACAAAAGCAACTCCCACACAACTTTCAGAACTAATCACAGTGGTGCTGAACGCCAACAGATATAAATCCAGCAGGGTAGGTGTGCGATCCACTCGCACTGCCAAAGACTTTGTATCAAGAAATATCGTTTCATAATGCATTTTGCTCGAGGGAAATACACACTCAAGAACCCAGGAAAGTATGTGGGCACAAAAACACCCACCTATAGAAGCAGTTGGGAGCACTCTTTTATGCGATTGTGTGATGAACATCCTAATGTGTATCAGTGGGCATCAGAAGCCATACGTATTCCTTATCGTCATCCTATCACAGGCAAGCACACAATCTATGTACCTGATTTTTTCATAGTTTAAATGGACAAA